TGCCCCCGCGGGAAAAATCCCTTACACTATTCCCACCATTTTCATACAACTATTAAAACAAAATCATTCTACTATTAACACAAAAAATTCGTATCAGTGAAGCAAAAAAATATTTTAAGAATATTAGAAAAAACTATTGACATTTTTTTATATAATGTGATATAATGTATACATAAGATAAAGGAAGGGAACACGCAATGTGTTATAGGTATGTATTATGTATTTATATAATGTGGTAATTTATGATGGAGATGTTAGTTGGGTTTCAAAATTTGTATTAAGAAAAAGGTCATGCAAAAAAGACATTGAAAAATATCTTGAAGCTTATGGCATAAAAGTGGTATACCTTGACGAACTTTATGAGGTGTCGCTTGAGAAAGTTGTTGCGTTTAAAAATACAGATAAGGAAGTTGTATATGAACATTTTAATGACATGTACATTAAGTAATTTAATTAAAGTGGTGATAAAATGAGAAATGGTACGCAATGTTTCACGTGAAACATTAAGGTAATGAAAGTGAGGTATAAGAAATGAAAAGAAATCCTAGAGATTATAGAAAGTTTGAAGAAATTGCCTGCACTACAAAAGAGGATTGTGAGAAAATTAAGACACATCTTAATCTAGTATTTTGTGAGATGAATTTAAACATAAGAATAATATATTCTTATGCAAATAAATATAGGATGTACGTTGGCGTAAATGCTTTTGAGTATAAGTTGTTATCATTCTATTTATCCAGTACTATCATAAAGGGTGTTAAAATCTGGAATTTTTAACCTATACAACGTACACGCATTGCGTGTACGTGAATAAGCTAATAAGCATAAATAAAATAAAGAGGTGAACACTATGTTAAAACAATTGATATTGATGTTTTGGAAAGAGGGAAGTAACGCCATAACAAGGCATGAGTTAAACGGTTATTTCTATGGTTACTATGATGTATTATTTATTATGGTTTCTAACAACTGTATAAGTCAGTGTGCTTATGAGTACTTGATTAAAAAGATGGAGAAGATAAAAGGCATTTTGATGTTTCAAAAGTTTAAGGATGTCGGTTATTTAAATCGACTAGAAAAAGCAGGTAGGTTGTAAAATTGTTAGATTATATCATGCACATCATTTTTTAATGGCGTGTATGAATAATCTAGTAATTTCTTAAAAAATTCTAAATTCTGGTTTTTTATTTAACAATATTATGAAAAAGAGGTAAAAGTAATGCTAAAATTTAATAGTGATGACGATTTCATTTTGTATAACGAAAGCGGAAATGTTATATTAACAGGCGTAAATACTGGTGTTAATAACATTTATTCAATTACTAAACCACATGTATTGACAGGTAATGACTTAGAATATGCTAAGCGTGTTGTTGAAGAACACTTTACTAGCAATTTTCGTATTTTGCTTATGTTTCTAACTGAATATACAGAAGAAGAAATATTTGTAAAAATGTCAAGCAATTTTTGGAGAACTTGCGGTTTACTTAATGCTCATATCACCATAGATAAAGCTATGCAAATGATTGGCAATGGCTTGGCTCACAATTTTGAATTTAAAGTTGAAAATCAAAGGATATATTGGCGAAAAAAACTATAGCTATTTAATTTTTATTGTAAATGAAAAGGAGTGTAAACATGTCATATCTTAAAATGGAGCAAAATGGTGATTTTATTCTTTACGCAAATGACAAAACACCATTGATAATCGGAAATAAAGCTACAAATGAATTTCCATATTATTACAAGATTAGTATTTTAAATACAGTATGTGTATCAGAATACTATTTTGGATTAGTAAACGAATTTATAAGAGAATATTTTTCTATTGATACAATTTTGATGTTAGGAAAATATTCACCATTTGATAGCATGTTTCCCTATGACCATGATTTAATAGCGGTGTTAACAAATCCGTTTTGGGAATTGTTTGTGCCATCTGGAAGTATTGACGCAACTTTATCAATCATTGATGACGCTTTATGCTACGGCTTTGAGTTTAAGGTAGAAAATGGTCAGATATGGTGCAGGGAAATTATGAACAATCTGTGAATAAAAAGTTCACAAATTGTTAAAATTTACTTCATACTTATGAAATATATAACAAATATAATAATATCATAAGTTAAAGGAAAGAGGGTGATACCATTGCACTAATTAAAACTTATATTATGTCGTATTATAAAAAACTCAAATTGCAATGTTTCACGTGAAACATGCACAGGTGATAGCGTGAAAATAAAAATGTTTCACGTGAAACATTTAAAAAATCAAAAAGGAGAACACAAAACAATGAGAATAACAAGGACAATTATCGGAACTAGGGCAACAGTTTTAACGGTGGACGCTAACACAATGATAGCAGGTAAGCATGAGTATGTTATATCTGGCACTTATGAAAGCAATGATAAGCTTTTAAAGGCATTAAAGAAGTGCTACGAGGATGGTGTAACTATTTTATCAATGGTATTATCTGCTGAAAAGACAGAAGAGCTGTACGGTCTGGACGAGGACATATTCATGCAGTACGCAGTCAAGCTTGACCCTAAGACACGCAAGCCGATAGCAGAGTCAACACCAGAGCCACAGGCAGAGCCACAGGCAGAGCCACAGGCAGAGCCACAGGCAGAGCCACAGACAGAGCCACAGGTAGAGCCACAGGACGGAATGACAATAACTGCGCCTGTCACTGTGACAGAGGTTAAAGCTAGGGCTAAAAAAAATTAAGAAGTAACAGTAAGACCGCAAATAATATATTAAAAGGAGAAATAAAACTATGAGTAAGAACATAAATAAACAGTATGAGGTTGATGTAATAGGTTCGAGTTTTGAGAAATTAAGGGGTAGTGACAAGCTCCGCTATACAAATTTTGCGTCAATGACACAGCTTGATGACATTGTGGCAGAAGATGGTACAAAAGAAGAACTTGACATTACTGGCTATGTTCAGTGTCATGTACTGAATGAGAAGTCCGATACACCTGAATATAACAAACTGGTGTTAATAGGCAAGGATGGACAGCTTTTTATAACAGGCTCAGACAGTTTTACAAGGGGATTTCTTGAAATTCATGAAGCACTTACACAGGATTTCATTGAGGATGGTGTAGCACCCGCTGATAGGGTCTATCCTATTTTAGCTTTTAAGTCCCCAAGTAAGAATGTTAAAGGAAAGACTTTCCTTTGCTGTGCAGTTCAGTAGCATAAGATTTAGCATAATAGAAAAAAATAACCGCAAGGTTTTATAACGTACATAAAGGGGACTTGCAAAAGTTCCCTTTTATGTTAAAAAAGGAGTTGTTAATATGGCAAAACCAAAAATAATAGTCAGACCTAAAAGGATTGTAACAAGAAAACAGAGAAAAGCTATTGTTGATACAAGCTATTTGCTTGATGAAAATAAAAAAATTCATAAAACAACAGATAGTCAACTTGTTATAGCTTCAAATGTTTTACCTACAACACCCAAACAGAAAAAAACTAAAAAAGAGTATGTAGGACGTAAAAAGGACAGGAAAAAATCAAGAGAAAAGAAAAAAGCAAAAAGAATACAAGAGCAACGGAATTACGCAAGAAAAGAAAAAAAGCGTAAAGTACCAAAACCTACATCGACAGGTATTGAGAGCAAGCCTACACCAATAGGTATTGAAAGCAAGTCTGTTGAAGATGATTATATACCAACTGTTGATATTTTTGATATTATAGAGCAATATATAATGTCAATCCCTAGCTATATCGAAACATGGCGAAAAGGTACAAAAGGTTACTTAATTCACGATATGCAGCCATTTAAAATGTCATTGATTTCTATGGTTCGTGATTTCAGTATGTCTGATGATAAAGAGGTAGAAGAATACTTTAAGAATAATGAGTACGCAATTAAGGAGTGTATAGACTCTTTTAAGGCAATTAGTACAGAAGAGGAATTATATACGCTAGAGGGCAGGTTAGTTAACTTAATCAACATGGGTCACGCTTTATCTGCGGACACCATGAATTATTTAGAATTACTTGAATATTGAATGTTTCACGTGAAACATAGGGATGATTATAATGAGTAAAGCTATTAACACGAAAGTCTTAGTAGGAGACTTTGAAACAACTGTATACGAGGGTCAGTTATCAACAGAGGTATGGGCTTCTGCCGTGGTCGAGCTAGGGTCAGAGGATGTAAAAATCTTTCATTCCATATCAGAAACATGGAACTACTTAATCGCATTAAAATCTAATGTAAATATCTATTACCATAATTTAAAGTTTGACGGCAATTTCTGGATTTCATATTTTAAAACAGTGTTAAACATGCAAGAAGCTTTCATATCTGAAAATGAAGAAAGTACACAGGGGTATTTTCTTAAAGATAAAGAAATGAAAAACAATACCTTTAAATATTTAATTTCCGATATGGGTCAATGGTATTGTATTACTATTAAAGTCAATAATCGGTTAATAGTAATAAAAGATAGCCTAAAGTTAATGCCTTTTTCAGTTCGTGAAATTGGGGACGCTTTCAAAACTAAACATCAAAAACTTGACATGGAATACACAGGCTTTCGATATGCAGGTTGTGAAATCACACCAGAAGAACGTGAGTACATAGCGAATGACGTATTAGTTGTTAAAGAAGCTCTTGAGATTATGTTCAATCAAGGACACAACAAAATGACAATTGGCAGTTGCTGTCTGAATGAATACCGAAAACTATTTAATCTGGACGCACCAGATGATAAATTATATGACAAATATTTTCCAGACCTTTACGCCGTGGAACTTGACATTGATAAATACGGAAGTGACAATATAGGCGATTACATTCGCAAGTCTTACAAAGGTGGTTGGTGCTATCTGGTTAAAGGTAAAGAGCGAAAGCCTATAGGTAAAGGAACGACAGCAGATGTAAACTCTCTTTATCCAAGTATGATGCATTCCGAAAGCGGTAATTATTATCCTATCGGAACACCCACCTTTTGGAGCGGTAACTTTATACCAGATGAAGCTCTCAAAAAACGTAGATATTTCTTTATAAGAATACGAACACGTTTTTATCTTAAATCTGGTATGCTACCTTTTGTACAAATAAAGGGTAGTATTTTATATAACGGAACAGAAGCATTGACCACTAGTGATTACTATGATAAAAAGACAGACGCATACTATAAGGTGGTGAAAAACCATTGGGGAGATAAAGTCGATACAATACAAACATTAACGCTCACGATGACCGACTATTATCTCATAATTAAGCACTATGAACTAGTGGATTTTGAAATACTGGACGGTTGTTATTTTAGTGCAACTATAGGTTTATTTGATAGTTACATAAACAAGTATAAAGAAATAAAAATGAATAGTAAGGGCGCTTTGCGAACATTAGCCAAGTTATTCCTTAACAATCTGTATGGAAAACTTGCTTCCAGTACAAAGTCATCTTTCAAAAAAGCCTATGTAAAAGAAGATGGCAGTATTGGCTTTTATAATATTTATGAAGCCGAAAAGCAAGGGGGTTACATTCCTTGTGGCTCAGCAATTACGTCATACGCACGCTGTTTTACTATAACAGCGGCTCAGCAAAATTACTATGGTGTTGATAAATCTGGTTTTATATATGCCGACACCGACAGCATACATTGTGATTTACCACCAGAAGAAATAAAGGGAATTAAGGTTGACAAATCAGCCTTTTGTTGTTGGAAGTTGGAAACGTGTTGGGATAGTGCAACATTTATTCGCCAAAAAACATATGTCGAACATGTTACACATGAGGACTTAGAGCCGATAGACAAACCATATTATAATTTAAAGTGCGCAGGTATGCCCGATAAATGCAAAAATCTTTTCTTGTTATCTATTGAGGGTAAGACTGTTGATGAATTACAAGAAAAATGTAAAAATGGTGATTACAAAAAACTAGGATTTACAGAAGAGTTTGACGAACAGGAAATTGACTTTTTAAAAACCAAAAGGTCAATCAGTGACTTTGATATTGGCTTAAAAGTTCCAGATAAGTTACTTCCAAAACGCATAACAGGTGGGGTTCTACTTGTTAATACATATTATGAGATGAGGTAGAAACATGCTAGATATACGATTAAACAATTCATTAAAAGTATTAGATAAAAAATTTACAGCTTGTGTACTTTTGGCTTCATATAAAAAGCCTATAAAGGAATTGTTAATTACTTCTAAAGGTACAGAGTACATTATAAAATTTAGTTATAAAAACATGTACTTTATGTTGAAGTATAATAGCGATTTTATACAATTAAATTTATCAATGGCTATAGTAAACATCATTCAAACAGACATACAAGAAAAAATGGAAAGTGAAGCAAAACGTTAAAGAAAAAAAGGTAGTGGCAATCGTGAGATTGTATCACTACCTTTTTGTTATATCCTTAATACATGTTTGATGTAAGCGGTCAGCACAACCGATAAATGTTACGGCACTATATTCCAAGTGTGCAATCCGTAGCAATCAGACACTAGACATGTATGGATAACTGTTTAATAAGAAATCATTTTAAGGATTGCACTTTTGCAACGTAAATCCTTAAATCTGAAAGCGCCACGCTCAAAATACCAGCGCATATTTGTTATAAATATGTCATTTCTTTTCAGCATGACATAATTTATATTATGGTCATCTGTACTAATAGCTATTTTGTATGTAAATGTACTGTCTGGACTGTCATCACAATAAATATAACCGCTTTCGCAGTATTCCCTTATAGCATATTCACTGTTAAGATATTTAATAGTAGCAAGGTATCTTGATTTTCCTACAGGCTTTTCAATAAAAGCCGTATTATCATCAAGATAGATGTTTTCCGTGGCATAAGCCGTGTATGAGTTATTTGCAAAAGCTTTGTTAAAAGCGCTCTCTTTTTGTAACACGCTTGCACTTTCAACAAATCCTTGTTCAAGCACAAAGCCGTTGCCTTTTAAAAATTTTGTGTCTTTTTTTAATCTGTTGCTTATTTCCATTTCAACATAATATGGATTTATGATGGAAACAGGATTGGCAACCATATAAACAGGAACATATCTCACTTGCTTTCCACCACCACGAGCAATAGATGTATGTACAGATATGAACTTTTTAACTTCATTGTCGCAATAGTGATTGCTCTCGCTCATAAATTCGTCATACAACATTCGGATAACATCGCTTAACAAGTGAGAGTATTTTTTTAATGCGTCACTACTATTTAATGTAATTGCGTATCCGCAGGACTTTTCATTTAAAAATAATTCATGGTAAATGCCCTTAGCCCTACGCTTTGAAGTCATAGTATATGTTGGAAAAAACAGTGATTGTATATCTTTAAAAAATTTATCTGCTACATCGTCAAGTTCATAATTATAGCGATAAATTAAACAAAACTTTTCACCGTATTTTAACCAACGGTTAACACAATACCGACTAAAGTATACCGTTTTTCCTGCGCTCCTATTAGAAGTGCATATATATATTTCTGGTTTATTTCCGTTAATATCATTTAATGATAAAAGTTTTGTACCATCATAAAATTGTGCCATATTTTCACTTCCTTTATTAAAGTAGTCATTTAATTACTTTATTTTATTATAACATATTTCTTGACAAAATGCAATAGGTAGGTGTATAATAGATATAGAAATTAAAAGAAAAGAGGTGAGAAAATGACAATAGCAGTTGTAGGCGGATTTATTGCAATGGACTGTGTAACAGGTGTACTAAAAGCGATTAAGAATAAAAGCTTTTCATCAAGCACTATGAGAGAGGGCTTATTTCACAAACTGGGTTCAATACTTGCAATAGTTTTAGGCTTGTTAGCTGATTATGCACAGTCAATAATTGACTTAGGTTTCAGTGTTCCTATTGCAATACCGATATGCGTATATATTGTTACTATGGAAATCGGTAGCATTATCGAGAACATATCAGCTATCAATCCGCAGATAATTCCAGAGAAGTTATCGCAGTTCTTTTCAAAAATCAATAAAGGTGGTGAGAATTAAATGGAACATTCCAAGTTTGTGAAGTGGTTAGGTGAAAAGGTAATACTTACATACAATAAATACAAAATATTACCATCCTTAATTATTGCACAGGGCATTTTAGAAAGCGGTTGGGGGAATACAGAACTTTCAAGAGAGTATTGTAACTATTTTGGATTGAAATGGTACAATGACAGTGTATGTAAGCCATACGGAGCAGTAAGCATGAACACAAAAGAAGAATATGAGGTAGGTCATGTAACAACTATCAATGCACCATTTTGTGTTTTTGATAGCCCAGAACAGTCAATTGACTGCTTATGCAGGTGGTACACCGAGCGCCCAAAGTATGCTGAGCTAATAGGTTGTACCGATTATCGGAGAGCTTGCACCATAGTTAAACAGTGCGGCTATGCAACAGACAATGGTTACACCAACAAGTTAATTCGCTTAATTGATGACTACAACCTAACTAAGTATGACGAGCTTGTACTTACATCAACTATAGGTTGGTATGTGCAGGTTGGATATTTTGAAGATTACAACAACGTGATTGCAATGGTTAATCGTTTAAAGGCGGACGGTTATCCAGTATATGTCAAACCAAGGGAGTGATAACATGGCAAGATTAAGTAAAGAAGATTTTGCAAAAGCTGTCACAGGAGCAATAGGAGATAGGACAGACGAGGACAGTGTAAAGTTCATTGAGGATATGACTGATACATACAATGGACTTGAAGCAGATAAAAATGTATCGGAAACTGAATGGGAGCAGAAATACAATGCCCTTAATGAGACATGGAGTAAACGCTATAAAGAAAGATTTTCAGAGACAATTGTTGAAGAAAAGAAAAAGGAAGAAGATAAAACAATACCTACAACCTATAGCGATTTATTCTCATAAATATGAAAGAGAGGTAATTAAAACATGGCTACAAGACCAAAAGTACAAACATTAACCAACTCAGCAGTAGACGTATTAAATGTAATAAGAAATAACGCTTCTGTTGATTTCAGAAATTATGTACCTGTCGCAACGGCAGACGCAGACAGCATAAGGACAATCGGTGCTATTATTATGGACTATCCTGCGTTACAAAATGAATTTTTGTCAGCTCTTGTTAATCGGATTGCTTTAGTTATCATTACATCTAAGATGTACAGCAATCCATTGTCAGTCCTTAAAAAGGGTGTGCTTGAGGTGGGCGAAACAGTAGAAGAAATTTTTGTCAATCTTGCAAAACCTTTTACTTTTGACCCAGATGAAGCAGAAGAAAAGCTTTACAAAAGAGAGATACCAGATGTAAAAAGTGCTTTTCATATTCTTAATTACAAGAAGTTTTACAAGGTTACAATCAGTGATGACCAGTTACGACAGGCTTTTCTCTCATGGGCGGGAATTTCTGATTTAATAGCTAAGATAGTTGAAAGCATGTATACAGCCGCAGAGTATGACGAGCTGGAAGTAACTAAGTATCTGATTGCACGTCAGATACTTGACGGAAGAGTGTATGCCGTTACAATTCCAGAAACCACAACGGCTAATATGAAATCGGTTGTTTCAACTGTTAAGGGTGTCTCAAATAAATTTACCTTTATGAATTCTAACTACAATGTTGCAGGTGTGAAAACACACACCTTAAAGAATGAGCAGTACATCATTATGAACGCTAATTTTGACGCAACAATGGATGTCGAGGTTCTGGCAAGTGCTTTCAACATGGATAAAGCACAGTTCATGGGCAATCGCCTAATGATTGATGGCTTTGGTACACTTGATACTGCTAGACTTGCTGAGTTGTTTGCAGGTGACAGCACTTACCAAGAGATAAGTCAACCAGAGCTTGAAGCTCTTGACAAGATACCTTGTATCTTGATTGACAGAGACTACACGCAGATATATGACAATATGTATAAGACAACAGAGCAGTACAACGGTCAGGGTCTTTACTGGAATTACTTCTATCATGTATGGAAAACATTTTCCGTGTCTCCATTTTCACAGGCGGTTGTATTTGTCCCTGCTATTCCAAGTGTTACTAGCGTAACAGTAACACCTAGTACAGCTACAGTTAGCGTAGGTCAAACAGTACAGCTTACTGCTAAGGTTGTAACTGAAAACTTTGCGCCACAGTCAGTAACATGGGAAAGTGACAGCGAGTTTGCAACAGTTACAGCAGGCGGATTGGTAACTATCTTAGATGGTGCAACAGGCACAATCAATATTACGGCTAAAAGTACATTTAACCCAGATATATCTGGTCAGTCGGTACTTACAGTTGGTTAAGCAATAAATTTGTTAAGGGTGTATGCTTTTGTGTACACCCTTTATTAAAAGGAAGTGAATATATGTATATAGAGCCGAACAGCACAGTTAAATTATTAAAGGGTGTACCGCTTGATACATCCTATAGAAACACTGTTGTGTGGGATAACTTAACAGCACAGGTAAATGGATTTAGTGCTTTTACCAAGCACACGTTATCTAAGCAGAGTTACCAAAGAATTAACAAGGGTGTTTTTCGCTGTGAGAAAAGTGCAGACGCTTGTTATGATTGTAATTATATGATGTTTCAGAATACATCTTATGGTAATAAATGGTTTTACGCATTTATCAATAAGGTTGAATATATTAACGATAGCATGTGTCAGATAGTTTTTACATTGGATATTATCCAGACATGGTATAATGAATGGAGCTTTGAAAGTTGTTTCGTTGAACGTGAAACAACTGAAAGTGATAAATTATTTGAGCATACAATCCAAGAAAATTTTGAGGGTGATACAATATCATTTAAAACTATTAGAAATATTATTTCTAATAAATTACACAATGTAGATAAAGTATCATTTTTGCATATAGCTTGTGTTAGTGAAGCATATATTGGTAGTGGTAATATTTCATCTGAAAATCTATCAAATGGTGCATTAACCAATGCAAAAAATTGGTCAACTTTTAAACCCCAAACTATTGGTAATGTATTCAATGCTATGGGCTATTATGTTTTTGAGGACACAAGCACAGGTTTGCAACAGGCTTCATATTTAATTCATAATTACAATGAAGCTAGTAAAAAAGACAGTATTAAAATGATTTACACAGTCCCTGACTATTGCCTAAGTGGAATACAGTGGACTAGTGGTAATTATATATCTACAGATTTTAATAACCCAACAGGTGCTATTATTGATATTTCTTCATTTATGCCAACAGCATTTGAAGCAGAAAATTCACAAGCTACTTATGGCTCATACACACCTAAAAATAAAAAAATGTTTACATATCCTTTTTGTTTTTTAGAACTATCAAATAAAAATGGTAGTTCTCAAATACTAAGACTTGAAAATCTTAGCGGAATAGGTGAAACATTTACAGCTTATCTATTTGCTACTTTTGGATATATGCCAAATACTAGTATTTTATGTAGACCCTCATATTATGCCGGTCAATTATCTAATGATAAACTAGGTATTTCATTAGATGGTATACAAATAGGCAATTATACTAGCGATACTTTTATTGACTGGTGGAGCAGAGAGCGTTCTTCTTATATAGCAAAATCAGTAAAAACGCTATTAAATTTTGGTATAGGTGTATCGCAATCAAAAGGTACAAAGGAAATAATAGGTACTGAAATATCAACAAGTAAAAGTATGGCAAATGACGCACTAGATTTATTATCAGAGGGGAAACAAATGGCTATTACTTCTGATAGCGTACTAGGAAACTTATCAACATTTAATCAATTATATGCAAACAAAGATTTTGACTTTACATTAACAACACAGGTGTTAAGACCAGAAATTGCAAAAACAATAGATAACTATTTTACAATGTTTGGGTATAGAGTTAATATCTTAAAAGTACCATCTGTTAGAAATCGTCCTCACTGGACTTATATTAAAACAAGAGGTTGTAATATTAAAGGTTCAATGCCAGCAGACGATGTAGCTATTATTGAGGATATTGTTGATAATGGTATAACATTTTGGAGAAATATTAACGAGGTAGGCGACTACTCATTGGATAATTCAGTTTAAAGGCGGTGATTATATGGGAAGAAAAGTGAGAGAGTTTGAAGAAAGTGCATATAAGAATAGTGAACTTTACCTTTACTATTTTAACAGGTTAAAGGAACTTGCTATTAGTATGTTTGAATGGAAGAACTTACCGTCATCAGTGGACGCACGTTTCTTAGAGCTTACGCTGTTTGATGATGGACAGTGCTTATTCTTCAAAGATGAAGTAATGGGATATTTAACATTACAGTGTACAATTGGCGGTCAATTTAACGTGTATCGTGTCCCAACAAACAGACGTGCATACGCTACAAATGGGTATCAAAATAATTTAAATGCAACTGATAGTGTTATCATTTACAATAATATGCTAAGGTTAAACTCAATTGGCGCTATAGGCATGTTTGCTAAACGTCTCTATGACCTTGACAGCATTATTGACGTTAATGCTAAAGCACAAAAAACACCAACTTTAATTACATGTGACGAAACGCAGAGGTTGACTTTGCAAAATGTTTACATGCAGTATGTTGGAAATCAGCCTGTTATTTATGGCAATAAAAATCTTGATGTTAATGCTATTAAGGTGTTGAAAACAGACGCACCATACATAGGTCAACAGATTTATGAATTAAAAGTGAATATCTGGAATGAAGCATTAAGCTATCTTGGTATCAGCACCGTCAATAATGTTAAAAGAGAAAGACTTATAACAGATGAGGTGCAGAGAAACTTAGGTGGAACGTATGCGAGCAGACATTCAAGAATGAATATGAGAAAAGAAGCTTGTAAAAAAATCAATGAAATGTTTGGTTTGAATATTGACGTTGACTTCAAACAGAACTATTCCGAACTTGTAGAAAAAGCTGATAGTGATAAAAGTGAGGTGAATAATAATGAGTAAATATACAACAGAAGTTCGATATATCTGTGAGGTATACAGCGGTCTTAATGAAAGCGTTGGATATGATAAGATTGGCGAGGTGTTAAACGGTAGTTGGGATAAGGTTTTTGATTTTGACTTTCCTATGTTTGACGAGAACTACCGAAAAGTCTTGTGTACTAAGATTTTAAAACATTTTTACACAAGGGAGATAGGCGAGGAAACGGTTGGGCTGTGGAAATTAAGGCTTGATACCAGAATGAATGAGATTATGCCATACTACAATCAGTTGTATGAAAGTGAGACACTCAAAATCAATCCGTTGTATACGTTTAACTATCAGAAAACACACAAGGACAGTGGTGGCGATGTTAGAACTATTGCGGAAACAGGCACTAACAGTGAAAGTATTGAGGGGTCAAACGGTGGTACTAGGGCTAGCAAAGAAGATAGTACTCAGAGCAATGAAAGCACTAACAGTGGCAGTAACAATAGAGTTAGTAATGTCACTAACAGTGGGAAGAGTACTAGTGCTGATAGTGGTAATGATGTTATCACAGGAGATGTTAGCACAGGTAACACTACACAGGGCAAGACGGAAACTGCGGTTAGCGGAAATGTTACTAGCAATAAAACAGAAAATTTAAAAGATAGATTTTCTGATACACCGCAGGGTGGATTGGATGGTATTGAAAATAATACCTATTTAACCAATGCTAGGTTAAATGACAATACTGTTAATCAGACTGATACTAATAAGGGTAGTGAGCAAAGCGTTAATAATGAAGTTGTTACTGGACAGAGTAACAGCAATCAGAAAACTGAGTATGGAAAAAGTAACGAAAGTACTAATACCAATGAAGAGAATGGAACTATAACTGATACTGTTAGTGGTAGCAGTACTAATAAGAGTACTATTAGTAAAACTGGAAGTGTTACAGACGCTTTTACTAATAAGAGTAGCAGAAGTGGTGAAAATGGAAAGAATGTTAGCGACAGCGTTACTACTACAAGAGAATATATTGAAAGTGTAATGGGGAGCAACGGAGTAAGTGACAGTAAGTTGCTTACGGAGTACAGAGAGACATTTTTAAATGTCGATATGTTAGTAATAAATGAATTGAATGATTTGTTTATGAATATATGGTGAAGAGAGGTGAGGTTGTTTGAGCGGGAACAGGTATGTAAAGGTTAAGCTTGCTAGTAGTACTGTTAATGGTGAGTTGGGACTTGGTGAGTTTGAACTTGATAAGGAAAGCGACGTGCTGAGCGTTGGCAAGGGAAACTTTCCGACAGGTGACATTGTTACATTGAATAATTCAGATGAAAGAGAGGTGAGCAAGTAATGGGTTTTGAGGTGAGATTGACGGATATTAGAGGAGAGCCACCTTTACAAGTTGGTGAATTTTTACTTGATAAAGATGATAATATTTTGTATGTTGGTAGTAAAGATTTTAATTTAAGTAAGAATGGTGGAGCTGAGATAGGTGTTATGTGTAGATTTATTCCTATACCACCTAAAAGAGCAATTGCCAGTATTCAAGATAGAAGTAATCTTAATATTGGTGTAGTTGCTAGGGTTATTCCTATTCCTACTTATAAAGCTACTATTAGTGTACAAGATAAAAGCAATATTGATATTAGCGTTAATGGTAAGTTTTCTAAATTTAATAGTTATAGTGCTAGTGTTAGTATTGAAGATAGAAGTAATATTATAATGAGAGGAAGTGGAAAAATTGTTACTTAAAAATTATTACACAGCTTTAACCGCACAATCTGTTTCAATTCAAGGTACACAAATCGAGGGTGAAACAGCCGATAACAACCCAAGAATATCCACAGCTATCGATGGAAATAAAGCTTATACTGTGCTTTTAACAGATGATACAAAAGGTCTATTTCCAGAACGCTTTTTTTATGGAGCAATTAACAATTCGTCAACTGGGGGTAATAGTGGTGCAGGTCATCATTGTTGGTTTGGTTCAAGCACAGCAGAGGTGAAATTTTCCGATTATGCCCCAGTTTCAAACATCGGAAATTATACTTTAGTTGGCACAAGAAAATCAACAACAATAACCTATGATGAAACCACTAAAACATATACAATGAGTGGATTGTATACGATAACGAATAACAACAATGTTGAACTTCCTATTAACGAGATATGTTTAGGCTATACAATAGCTTATTCAAGCAATTCATTTATTATAACGCGCGATTTACTAGGAGAAAATTCATTTATACTGGGAGCAAAAGAAAGCGTTAATTTTGAAATAACTATTAAGTACACAATAGCACAGCCATTGCAGTAATTGAAAGAGAGGTAATATAAATGATAAATTGTGATAATAAATGTTTACCTTGTGTAAAGGTATTACCAACAGTGTATGACAACAGTTTAAGCTATTACGAGGTATTATGTAAGCTTGCAACTGCTATTGACAGTATTAACGAAAGCATTACTGATTTAAATAAGAGAGTTGCAGACCTTGAGGGAAAAGTTAATCAGCAGTAGCACATTGTTTTTTAATAGGGAGTTTGAATTGCACTAAATAGTGTAAGGCAAATTCCCTATGGGACA